AAGATCTTATAAAGTTGCTTACAAAGATGTTACCGATGAAACGGCAAGAGTTAATGCTTCTAAATTACTAACAAACACTAACATACAGACTTATATTGAATACCTAAAAAAAAATCTCGCTGAAACTGCAGGAATTTCTCCTTTAATGGTTTTAAAAGAGCATCAAAAATTAGCATTCTCATCCATTGCACATCTTCATTTAACTTGGATAACAAGAAAAGAATTTGAAGAGTTAACTGAAGATCAAAAAGCGTGTATTCAGGAAATATCAACAAAGGTTAATATAGTATTTGACCAAGTCCAAAAAAAGCCGATAGAAGTCGAATATGTGAAGGTAAAACTTTATGACAAACAAAAAAGTCTCGAATCAATAAACAAGATGTTAGGATGGGACGCTGCAACCAAAATAGAAATGACAGTTAATCCATTTTTAGAATTAATGCAAAGGTCAACGAGTGATGATAGCAAGTGAAGCACATATTAAAACTTTTAAGACATGGCAGCACGACTGGAATAAATTTTCCCGTGATGTTTTGGGCGTTAAAATGGATTTTGAACAAGAAGCCGTGTTAGAATCTTTGCAAACAAATAAAATGGTTTCGGTTGCCTCTGGCACATCGAGGGGAAAGGATTTCGTTGCTGCAGTATCTGCTTTATGTTTTCTTTATCTCACCCCAAGATGGAACGCAAAAGGCGAATTGATTGAAAATACAAAGGTGGCGCTTACGGCTCCCACAGATCGACAAGTCGGTAATATTATGTATCCTGAGATTACACGTTTATTCAAAAAAGCTAAAGTTTTGCCTGGTCGGTTAACTGGATATGATATCAGATTTGACGAAAAGGAATGGTTTTTGACAGGTTTTAAAGCAGATTCAAATAGTACAGAGGCATGGACAGGCTTTCACGCAGTTCATACAATGTTTATAGTTACTGAAGCTTCCGGAATGCCGGATAAAGTTTTTGAAGCAATCGAAGGAAACCTACAAGGGGATTCACGTTTGTTATTAGTGTTTAATCCTAATGTTTCAACAGGTTATGCTGCAAGGTCTCAGAAAACGCCACGTTTTAAAAAGTTTAGGCTTAATTCTTTAAATGCAACCAATGTAACTGAGAAAAAAAATATCATCCCCGGTCAGGTTGATTGGGAATGGGTAAACGATAAAGTAACAAACTGGGCGCAACCAATTAAAGAGGTTGATTTCAGCGAAGAAAAGGCAGATTTCAAATGGGAAGGTAATTTTTATAGGCCCAATGATTTATTCCGGATAAAGGTACAAGGTTTATTTCCGGAGGTTGGCGAAGATGTGCTTATTCCGCTTCTGTGGATTGAGTTAGCTCAAGAACGATGGAAACAATTTAATATAGACGGATTTAAACCAGTTGACCCGCTAAGATTAGGTGTAGATGTAGCGGGCATGGGCACAGACTGTACACGTTTCTGTTATCGCAAAGGTCATTATGTAGAAAAGTTTGAGGGGTTTAATTCTAAAGGCCAAGCCGAACACATGAAGACTGCCGGAATTGTTGCTAATATTCTTAAAGATAAAACCTCAAAGGCTTTTATAGATACAATAGGCGAAGGGGCTGGCGTTTATTCACGTCTTAAAGAACTTGATTTAAATAATGCCTTTTCTTGCAAGTTTTCTGAAAGTGCCGATAAACTAACTGATATTACCGGGGTTTACACATTTATAAACATGAGGGCTTATCTATTTTGGGCTATCCGGGATTGGTTAAACCCGGCAAATAAAACTAAAGCATGTTTACCAGTCAATGATATGCTTGTCGAGGAGCTAACAGAAATTCGTTGGCAGTTCAAAAGTAACGGGTCAATACAAATTGAATCCAAAGACGATATAAAGGCAAGATTAGGTCGATCCCCTGACGATGCCGATACCTTAGCAAATACATTCTATCCTTATGACAGGATTATAGATACAAAGAAAAATTTAGACGGATATTTCTACTAAAATGAAAATTGAAGACATTTTAAAATTAAGCATTGACGATCAGATCGCCGAACTTCAAAAGAAACCTGATACAATAAAGGTCAAGTACACAGATTGCGAGAAACAGTATAAAGTAAAAATGCATGATGTGTATAGTACTACTTTACGCCCATCCAAACAGGTTAAGAAAAAAGACGAGAATGGAGAAGAAATAACCAGTTATGTCGAACCTGCGCGTCTGGGTGTTTCATTTCAGGAAATTATAGTAAGCAGGGCCGCAGCGTTTCTTATCAATGATGGGATAGGGCTAAATCCTACCCTTACAGAAACAGAAGGGCAACAGACCGTTTATGAAATGATAAAGGCAACAAGTAGCGATAATAAATTAGACTATCGCACCCGTGCTATAGCTCGTTATCTTTTCTCTGAGTGCGAAGTTGCTGAACTGTGGTATTTCGTCGAAGATACAAAAGGCTTATGGAATTGGCTTAAGAGTAAGATTTCAAAGGTAGGCATCGGAAGTGCAAAGTATATGATCCGAATGAAGATTTTAGCTAATTCATTAGGGGATTCACTCTGGCCTTACTTCAATGAAACCGGCGACCTTGTAGCATTCGGGCGCGGGTATACTGTTAAGATAGGCAATGAATCAACTGATCGATTCGATGTATATACAGCCGATAAAATAATATTATACGCTAAAGTTGCCGGACAATGGGTTTTGGCGGATGTTCCTAAAGCTAATCTACTTGGTAAAATTCCTGTTATATATTATTCACAACCTTATCCCGAATGGTACGCCGTGCAAAGCCTTATAGATAGGTATGAAGCAACCTTATCTAATTTTTCAGATTCTATAGATTATTTTGGAGCCCCTGATTTAGTATTAACTGGAGAAGTGACTGGGTTAAATGAAAAACAATCAATGGGGAAGGTCATTCAATTAACAGGAGATGGAGCAGATGCCAGGTACCTTACCTGGGATCAGGCTCCAGAGGCTATTAAGTTAGAACTTGAGACACTAAAGAATCTCATATTCTCACTAACCCAAACACCAGACATTTCTTTTGAACAGGTAAAGAATTTAGGCAGTCAGATTTCAGGCATAGCAATTAAAATGATGTTTGCTGATGCTCACCTAAAAGCCATGAGCCATCAGGAAGTATTTGGCGAGATGATTCAAAGAAGGCTTAATTTACTTATGGCCGCAATAGGCAATGTTATTGCTGTTAAATATAAGGCCGATGTAGATTTAATGGATATAACTCCGGTGTTTAATCTATACATGCCATCCAACGATAAAGAGATTATAGAGAATCTTTTATTAGCAAACGGCAATAAGCCTATCATAAGCCAAAAGACATCTATTAAACTTTCTCCCTTTGATGTAAATGCAGACGATGAGATCGCGGCAATCGAAGAAGATGAAAAAAAGGCAATGGAAAATCAATTACAGGGTAGTTTTAATATTTTAAATCAAACTGAACAAAATGCTTAATATGGGTTTTGTTTTTATGGTGGACAAACCGCATAATTAAAAGTTAAAAGGTATAAAAACTTAATAATATTAAAATGAAACTACCTTGGTATATTACAAAAGGGCAAACAGAAGTCGAAAACGGTAAATTAGTTTTTACGTTTGAGTTAAAAAAAGTATTTATTTTATATTGTCTAATTAAATATTTTATTATGAAAGTATTATATAGAATATTAGCTATAATAATTGTATTAATAACAGTATGTACATGTATAGTGCCATGTATTTTTTATTGGATTGGAACTGGCAAGGATTTATTCTCAAAAATTATGAACTATTTAATTTATAAATATGAAAACATACAAAGCAACAAAGATTAAAGGAAAAAAAGAATCCTATTATCAATTTACCTGTGATGGTCAACCGATAGGATATTGCGCCGAAAGAAATTGTAAACATAAGACCTCTACGGAAGCTTCTGAATGTTACCGTGCATGGTGTAATGAGCAAAATAAAGGTCTTACCCATGTAGGATTGGGGATCGATCAGATTAAAATGCCTGATATTATTATTCAAGGATGAATCCGAATGAAATCCAAAAGCAAGTTGACCAAATTGTTATTAATACATATAAACGTATTGAAAAGCAATTAGATTCT